GGGTGTGGTTAAGTTGCCGATTTTTGAGATACACAAACGGATCAGTAAGTTGGATATCATACGATTCGATTTTATTAAAGGCAAAAGAATCACTACGCTCATTCAGAAATTTGTCTCCATCGAGTTCATAGAAACAGATCCGATACTTGCGGACAACATCTTTAGAAACGGGCTTGGTATTATTGTATCGTATTGCATCAATGTAGACATTGCCAAATAGGGATGTGTACGACAACAGCGCATCATAGGTATTTGGAACCAGGGCTTTATCAGTCACGGTTCCATTTTCAGAAACAGACAATTCAATCACAATCATTCTCCTTCATGTGCGGTCATCAGGTGGTATCAACAGCACAGTTAGGATCATCACAAAGACACACAGAATCGGAATATACGGACGCACCTGATTTAGAAACTCTAACCGATTCATAACTACTAGTATAGCAAATTATGGCGCGCTTGTCAAGTCTCAGTTCTTGATGAAGGTTGAATTGTGTGTGTATTGACTTTCAATTGTTGTGCATACATCGATGAGGCCATGTGAGTCCGAGTGATTTTTGCTGAGACCCAATCATTGTAAAAATTCACTCCCAGAAGAGCATGACGGGTAAAGATTTCATACGTTTCCCAGTACGAACACTCCGAGCGACTTTGACAAAGATGCAAAATATGCCGCTCAAACATCTCAGGTCCTAGTGTCTGCACATCCTTCAGCAAGATTTTGTTTGATCCATAATAGGATTCCCAATCAGAACCCTTTCGCGCTTTCTTTCGTTTCCCCTTGACCTGTTTGTATGTTGCCTTGGTGAAAAACTTTTTGCCTACATAGGTCTTGCCATTCGATTTGCAAATAATCAGATAAACAAATCCAAAAGCTGTACCTATTTGCTCAGGCGTAAACACCGCACCATTATACATCCATTCCATAAGGACACTTGCAAAATCAAAATGTTAAATCATGCCGAGATGGGAGCGCAATTGCCATTCCCATTTCGCGTGTTCATCCAAACGATCCTCTAAGAAATTTGAGAGTTCAACAAGGCCCTCACGCTCTGCAAGCTGCTGGGCATTCCGCAGGGACGTGACGGTGACACTATTCATGCCCAACAAGCCCGTCATCATTTCCTGTGCATCGGGATAAGACGTAAACTCCGAGACCTGAAAATTCTCGACCAATTGTCCAATAGAATTCGGAGCCAGAATTTTCAGTGTTCGGATATGTTCAGCGATAGGATCAATCGATTGCCAAAGAGCCTCATAGATCATCCCGAAAAATCCATGTAGAGAATGAAAGTACATTCCTGTCACGTTCCAGTGGCAAGCATGAGCCGCAAAATACATCTGGAATGTATTCGCTAAAACTTGCTTCATAGCGGCAATCAATTCTGTCATCATGATAGACTCCTTTAGTTAGTGATCGAAATCTGACAACATAAACACTCTGCGTTCATCCATAGATCCACTCGCATAGAACGTCAGGTCTTTGCACAATCCCTTTCCGATTGGATCATAGAAGATCGTATCGGGCTGGTTATCATCGTTTTCCAGATCGACTTCATAAAAAATGGGTACCGCTGAATGTTCATATTCGCCTGTCTCTTGATTCACAATACCATGTGTGGCAGAATAGGATGCGACATCGGGTTTGGTGTCTCCGTTCAGATCATACAATTCCGCAACCAATCCATTCGGCAGATTGACTACTTTAAGTCTCACTGGATCATGAGTAGCACGGAGAACAGAAAATCGTTCGCAATTAAATGTCTCCCGCTTGACATGAGCCTCCGTAATTCCCGTCATGGCGGCCGCCAATAGCAAAATTGGCAAAATTGTAATAGATATGAAAATCTTCATAAGAGTATTTATGTTTGTGTTGCACAGACTTCATTAAAAGTATTTATGTTTGTGTTGCCCAGACTTCATCCCAGGAACCAAGCAATGATCCCTTGGCATAGTCGGTGGATCGTTGCTCAAAAAAATTCGAGTGACCAGGAGCATTCAAAATTCCCTCCACCCAGGGCAGGGGATTCTTCTTCACCTTGAAAATACCCTTGAGACTCATGGAAATCAGCCGCCGATCTGCAATATAGCGAATATATTCCTTAACCTGATCGCTGGTCAGATTTTCCATTGATCCCATCTTGAAGGAGAGATCGATAAACTGATCCTCTAGCTCCACCATTTTCTCGGCGATAGTGTAGATTTGCGATTTGAGTTTATCTGTCCAGAGAGATTCGTGTTCCTCGAGATGAGTACGAAATAGTTGAATCATACTATCACAGTGTTTTGTTTCATCGGCAATTGACCAGGTGACAATTTGTCCCATACCCTTCATCAAACCATGCCTGGGAAAATTCAGGAGCATGATGAACGATGAAAAAAGTTGTAGCCCCTCAGTGAAAGCCGAGAATGCTGCGATCTGAATAGAGAGCGATTCTGTGGACGTGGGACGACTACTAATACCCAATAAATAATCGTGCTTATTTTTCATGGACTGATATTCCAGGAATTCATTGTAGGTCGTCTCAGGCATACCCAGAGTTTCGATTAGGTGAGAGTACGCTGCGACATGGACTGCCTCTCGTGCCGCAAACCCCAGAAGCATCATCCGAACTTCGGGCTGACGAAAATATGGTAAGTAGTGTTGCACATATCCGCCCGCAACATCAAGATCACCCTGTGTAAAGAATCGAAAAATATTGGTAAGGAAATATTTTTGCTCAGGGGTGAGTTTAGATTTCCAGTCCTTGACATCCTCAATCATGGGCACTTCGGTATGGAGCCAATGACTTCGTTCATGATCGAGCCAGGATTCATAGCACCAGGGATAGAAGAAAGGACGAAAGGTCAGACGATCATCAGCCAGGGTCAGTTTCTTTTTCATCAGGATTTACCGTAGTTCCATATCTGCAAATTGGTTAAATGCCTTCTCCTGAATAATTTTTAATGCCGCCTCTAGGATTTGTTCTTCTTGTTCATTGAATACATCCGAAACTAGATAACCATCAGCCGCATACCTCGCCATAAGCTCGGCGTTGCAATATTGCATCAGCGCATCATATTCCTCATTGAAATCGTTGCTTGACAAGACCCCATATTCGAGGTCTGTATCAAGATGAATCAGTCTCCGAAAAAACAGTTTCTTCTTGTCTGAGGTAGTTGTATGAAGCAGAGCGACAATATCTTTCATGATTACCGAATTACCGATCTCCATCAGGATTACGATCATATTTGACTAATCGCATCCCGTATTCATTGTTAGTCTCAGGTAAAACGACGCCTGGTTTGAATCTAAATTTGTTTTTCTTGAAGGGTCGATAATCCACGAAATGATGCCAACGACCATAACGCCACACAATCTTGGCGACATCGGGGTGCATATCCACTAACATTTGTGATTTGTTAATTGTACCTTCTGCATTCAAATATTTATCTTTCCACTTGGTTCGATCTAGATCACCTTCCTTATGATAAAATTCTTGGGTATTACCACCCTTGACAAGCTGAGTGGCAGATTTTCCTTGAACAAACGCATTGAACTGAATCGTGCAATCGCCATCTTTCAATACGCGCAAAGACAAATCCGTATCTTCATTATATCGTCCTCGCCATCGATGCCTACAATCATTCCGAATCAGCAGACACGAATAGATTCTGGTATTTTTTACATAGGCAGGATAATAGCTTTTGGGAATAAGAAATCCGCGATACTGAAATCCTGCCAGCATGATATTTTCATAGCGATCTACAAAATCTTCTGCGGCACGAAAGATCGCTCCAGTATCAACCCGCACTCGATAGTTATCCAGTAAGCGAAAGAACTTATCGATATTATCATCAAGAACCCAGTGAGAGGAGAACTTCATGGCAATTGAATGATCCCAGATCCAATTTCTGGCACGACCAGGACCATCACCGTGATTGCTAAAAGGTAAAATGAGCAAGGTGGCATTTGTGATTTTGAAATTCAGTAATGCCTGTTTATAGTTTTCTTCATCCTGTGGCTCAATGGCAATATAATGAGGCACTTTCATGAGGTTCAGAGTACGAGAGGTCAGCATTGACTCATGACGACCCTTCGAGACGATATAGACTGGATAGCGTGGATTTGTCATGATTCGTCCTCAACCCAACGAAGCAACGACATTTCATCAACAGGACGAATCGGATACCAAATGGTCTTGGTCTTTTTTGTCAACATCAAATCCAGAAGCTTGGCAAACCGATCAACATCTTCCTGGGTACGAAAGTGAACTAACACTGATTGATAGGGATTATCCTTCTCATTTCTAAACGCAGGCATACCTTTCCAGTGTTTCTTCCACTCTCTCTTCTCCTCAGCATCAGCAACCTCTAAATCAAGGGCATCGGTCAGGGTTGATTGTACAGTTTCTTTCTTGCCTACAAAATTGTCATACGTTGTAGACTCCAGAACCTTTGCAGGCAAGGTCGATGAACTGCTACTCTTGACTTTTGTCAGTTTCTTTAGAGGTTGCTTCATTATAATCTCCTTTACTTCGCTAGTGTCTGTGCCCACTCCACAACATGCAGGGTTATTTCGTGCGCTGCAACAAATCCTGCATGAATAATTCGTTCAGCTTCCTGAGGATACGCAATCCCCAATCCACACGCCACACCGATCAGAAACTTCAACATATTCTACACCATTACTTCGCTTTAGATTCTTCCTGTTGCAACAATTCAAACATCCGCTCAGAATTCTTCTGCACGTAGGCTCTGACAGCATCAGACAAATTCTTGGATTCCAGCAATTGCGCTCTGAGATTTTCGCCGCTCATTCTCACCAGCACCTTGCAGGAACGAGTCTCAGAACTGCAAGCACGATCAACAGGGTACACGCCATACAGGGTCATCGAGGCAAACGTCTTGATCGCTCGCTCAACATC